TGCTGCGAGNGCTGCTTGAGCNTTATCAAACGACTTGAATACTTCGATTGAATTTTCTTTGATTGCATTGAATACATTTAATGCTAGATTTTTAACATTAAATGTTTCTTTGATGTTGTCCATCATGGCTTTCATGTATTCTTCGGCCTCTTCTCCGCCTTTCGCAACGACCTCTAGTCCCTTGTAGATCTTGCTTAAGGATGTATCGGCGTACTTATCAGTAAGCCCAATTGCGTTAGCCATGTCGGCGATTATTTTCTTCTGATCAGATCCGTATTTCCTCTGTCCATCAACAGCTTGTTGGTTTTGTTTCAAGATTTTAGCGTTTTTTTGCAAAAGTTCGTCTGAGAAGTCTGATAACATCTCCATGTTTCCGATTGATGTTTCTTCACCGGCTTTTGCCGCCTTAAGGTATGCCTCTAGAGCCAACACTTTGGCTTCATCTCCAGCAACCTGCTCTCTCATCCGCGCTTCTATCAATTTAGTTTCATTTTCTCTAGCAGAGGTCATGTCGTTTAGAGTTTCGGCTGTTCTTTGTAGAATTTCATAATATTTTTGAGACTCATCTACCTGTTTGTTCAAAAGATCAGCTAATTGTTTTTGAAATTTAACTTGTTCAGCCGTTGCAGCAGCAGTCGCCTCGGCAGTCTTTTTGTTTTCCGCAGCATTCTCAACTGACTTATCGTTTGGACCAACTGGTGTCCCTTCATCATTCGACATCTACAATCCCTCATTAATAACCTAAATAGTTCACGCAATAAAACCCAGAGCGTGTTTATCGCTTCTGGGCTTTCTTCATCTCATTTGCTTCGTCTTCGAACTGTTTCTTCAATCTTTCGATGAACCAAGTTCTCAATCCAATGGGCAATGAGTGGATTCTGTGAAGGACCATCCTCCGAAATGTTTCAGAATAAAGAATCCTTCATAGATGCCTTCCATTGCCTTAGGTGTTAGGCCAAAAAAAGTCGGTTCCGAATGGAACCTGAACCTCCTGTTCGTGAGAACAATTCTTGCATGTTAGGGTCTCCGATATATCAACAGATGGTGTCGCATGCTTAAGGCACATTTTTAAGTGAACAGAGTCGGCCATGGGCATGTTGTCAACAAACTGATTGATGACTTCTTTGTCCGAATGTCCTTCGATTGATAAGATCATTTCTTTGTACTGATCGGACACAGAGAATTCTTTCTTGTCGTTGATCAACACTTGAGCAATCTTGCTTTCTTCGATACCATTAGCAAGTCTGAAGTTGATATTGAACTTTGAGAATGGTAGTTGTGTTGTGAACACTCCACTATCAGAAAGTTTTACGATCTCTTGATCAGGTTGAATACCGCCAGTCACTTTTGGGTTGCGAAGATCAAACATCATTGTGTTTGATGTATCACATTTGGGACAGCTAACACGAGCCTCGTAATCGAACCCGTAAGCCGTTCCACGAGCTTGGATGAGTATCGCATTGCGATCAGCAATAAGAAGCGTCAGGGCCTCAATATCGTCCTCTATGATGATGTTTTCAAGCAACCTCTCAAGGGCAACTCCCTTTCTGATCAAAGATTGGTTTGAAAGCGTATCTTCATCCTTCGCGGTCATGTATCGGATTTCGATTGACTCTTTGTTATGAAGCGGGTGGTCTTTGGGGTACCCAATTCCCTTTGATGGTAGGTCCACAAACTCTGTCGGAGCTGTGAAACTGAGTGGGTTGAACATTTGTGGTGGTGCCTCACCTGTTTCTGGCTGGTTGTTTGTTCCTAGCCGGTCTGAATTTCTGCTCATTAACCTCCATTAGTCTAAGTAAGCATAGTCGTAAGTAATCGTCATGTTGAGAGTGATGATATCATCTGATGCATAGTCAAGGTTGCCGAATCTTAATTCCGTCATATAAGCGCCTTCAAGTTTCCAAGTCTCAATAGCCGTTCCTTTACCATTCAACTGTTCTATTGTTATGCCGCCTAGTTTGCTCATACCATTGGATTTAGCTAGTCCTTTATCGTTCCCTAGATCATCTGGTGAGTAGCCAAACTCTTTCAATTGTTCAAGTAAGGATTTTACTGTGTCTCCAACATCTGCTAGTTCAATTGTGATCGGGTTCCATTGGACAATTCCGGGTATATTGATCTCGTGATTGATCAGTCGATACTTATTGCTGGAAACTGAGAAAGATGGTTTGTCAACTTTCTTCGCATTCCACCATTTGGTGGAAGCAACATTCCCAATCTTCAGGCCACTAATTGAGCCGAGCCTAAACCTATAGGACCTTCTCGGCTCTGTTCCTGTTTCTGTCCAAAAAGCCATTTAGGACCCCATTAGGCTTTAAATTGAGTTTGACCAATTAGAGTCCCATTAGATTCTCGATTGGTGCACTCCGCATAGTCATACTTCCAAGTCAGGTCAATTGTTCTCATATCGTCATTGGTATAGTCAAGAGTAGAAAACTTAACACTGGTTATGAAGGGATTCTTCATCGTCCACGATTCTACAATTTCTCCAACGCCGCTAAAGATATCAATTACTACATCACCAACAGCAGCGTTCGCACCTGATTTAGTGATGGATGTTGGATTATTCTCAAATTCAGTTTGTCCTTTAATGTCGTATCCTGAAGCAAGAATGATTTGGTTTGTGATATATGTCGCATTGGGACTGATCGGATCTACCAAAGTCATGCTAACATCTTGCCACTGAACTCGTCCGGGAAACTTGTATTCATTATCGAAAAATGAGTGAGTAACGTCTGTAACGGTATAACTTGGGGTGTCGACAGTTTTGGCCCACCATATGGCTGTTGTAGCACCTGGAATAGTTCCAAGTGGGCTACCAGCTGCATTCGTCAAGTTTAGAAACTTAACTCTCCAGCGAAAGTTTCTTTTAGGTTCTGTTGTGTTTTCGGTCCAAAAAGACATGATTAAGATTCTCCTATTTATCTATAATTAGTGTTCATTATAATTCTGCGCCACTTTGAGTGATAACAAAGTCAACAGCAATAAACTCGATAGCCTTCGCAGGCTTAACAAATACTTTTGCATACATGATATTTCGATCTTGAAGATCGGGCGTAGTTGTTGTCTCATCAAGAACAATCTTATATTCTGAAACACCAAACTCATTTTTGAGCTTAATCATTACAGGCTCAACTCTAGATTTAAATCTCTCGAATGTCGAGCTAACACTTTGTTCAAACAAGATTGTGTCTGCAATATCTCCAACTTTTTTCTTCAAGTAGATCATCATACGACGAACGTTGATGCGATCCAATGCAGAAGCAGAGTTTTGAAGAGTTTTTTGTCCAAAGATGACTGTGTCTCCAGTAGCAGGGAAACGAGCGATTGGGTTGATGTTAACATTGTAGAGAGTGTCTCTATCTGCTTTCGTCAAGTGCTCGAGTGTTCCAACTGTTCCTGGTCCACCTGGTCCACCGAGAGGAGAAAGTCCTCCACGATTGAAACCAGCAGGAGCAAACCATGGTTGGCTTTGCCCTTCTGAGCTTGCGATTGCTCCAATACCAGCGATTGATGGAGGAGCCATCAAGATGCTTCCATTTCCGTTTGATACATCCTTAAGGCGAATGTTTGGATAGTAGGTAGCAGCATACGATGATGCGAATACTCCACCGTCGGCAGCTGTAACTACACTATTGATAGATCCAGCAGCCAATGCAGCACCTGTATCGGCAGCACTTTGATCGATACCATCGAGGTCGATGATGGCCAAAGCGTCTCCGCGATTTTCTGTTTGAAGAACCAAGTCTTGGATGATTGCTGAAGTTGTAACACCTGGGATAGCGATCAAGTCGTATCGGATAACGTCACGGTCTGCAACCATAGACAAGGCTGATTCCATTGAATACTGAGCGTATCCAGAAGAGGTAAGCTCTGTCTCGTTGAACGGGTTGTTCAGCAGGATGTTCACACCGTCAGTTCCGCCAAAGAATGGAGCAACAAATTGCTTAACACCAGCAGCAATCAATGTTGAGATAACACCACCGCTAGCAGTTGAGTCATAGTAGTACAAACCTGTAGCCGTTACTATGCTCTCCAATGTAAATTTGTAAGCAGCACCTGCTGCAGCAGCACCAGCATCCAAGTGAGGGTCGTAATCTGCTTTTCTAAATCCGATGTCGGCATAATCTTCGCGACCTTGTTGAGCGTCATAGGACAACCCAAACAAAGCTGTTGCTGGATAGTTGCCACCACGGATGTAAGAGTTTTGCACTGTTAGGCCATGAGTTGGGTATGTAACGGTAATATCGTCTCCAGTCTTTAAGTCCTTTGAAGACTTTCGGCATTGACGCTTGAATTGGGCAATACATCCATACCACAAAAGTATGCGGCATCAGTTAGAGTTCTAGTGTTGTCGGTGGCGAGGATGGTCATATCGGCAATCTTAGCTGGACCAGTGAAGCCGACAGGCAAGTCTGATCTGTTGATTCCCGATGCGACTTCGATGCGCACCAAGTCAGATACATTTTGGTAAATACCAGTTGTAACATTCTTTCCTTTTATCGAGTTCCATGATGTTGAAATATCTCCAATCTTCTTTGAGATATAGTTTGGAGAGTCGCTATTCAAAGTCAAGTTCGAGAACTTCTCAATGTATTCGCTAGGTCGAGCGCCGATCTCGGCAATCTCGATTGAGAATGTCGCGTCGAGGTTGCTGGTGGTTGCTAGACGAAGATCTTTAATTCTAGCAACGTAGTTCTTGTGGAAGTCACTTCCTTCATCTAAAGCAGCCAATCTAAACAATGGCTTGTCACCAGCTCCGATAAACCAACCGGTTTTCGCTGGAGAGATTTTCAATTTGTGATTTGTAAATTTAGGAGTTGTTTCTTCAATAGGTGCCACAAAGGCATAGAGATCACCGCTAAGGCGAGATACGTTGTATTCAAAAGTTTCTCCCAAGAAGTATTTGATATTTTTAGGCCCAGCACCAGTTGAGAAAAGTGTAGGATCTGTATTGAAAACGTTTCGGATAAAGTTTTGATCTCCAACAGTAAAGTTGAATGTGAAGTTTTCCGTATTAGTACTGCCAGCGTCTAATACTCCGGTAAATCCAGCGGACTCAGGCTTCATAGCGAATGCACTTCTGGGATCAGTTACTGCAACAGCCGTGCTATCTCGGCCGGTTCCGTAGAGTCCAAATTGTGCACCATCAACATAAAGAATACCAGCCAAAACTGCGTTGTGAGCGCCGCCACTGCTGCCGTCTTCTCCTACGAAAATACCAAGAGCTCCATTAACGTCGCTTTCAGCCGCTAGAACACCACTTCGGAAGTCTGCTTGAGTAATACTCCAACCGGCATCGCCTACATTCTCTTCTTCGCCGGCAAGTCGGATGTACTTAACGGGACCAACACCAGCAGCAAGATAAGCTTCAGCGGCATAAGCACCCCATCCACCTGCTCCAGTGTTTCCTTCGCGCCAAGGATCGTTTCGTTTAACGCCATCCATTGGAGTTCCAAAGATGTCGTGAAAGTTTTGGGTTGAAGTAATTTT